AACGCGAACAACTGCACGTACGCCTGCGCACCGAAGTTGAACCCGGCGGTGTTGTCGAAGAACGAACCAACCGTCGCACCGGAATCGGTGCGCTTCCCAGCGGTGAGCTGCGTCCCCCATTCCAGGCCGAACCCGTTCGCCTGCAAATCCACCGACCCAAGCAGGGAACCGTCCTGCCCACGGGTCCAGTCGTAGTTGATCTGCTTCGACACCAGCGACGCAGCCGCGTTCCCCACCGTGGCCCCCCGGAAGTAGGAAGCGACCACATCCGTGGTGGGCAGCGCCGACAGGGACGGGTGCGCACCAGTGGCGTCGAAGTACACGCCGAAGCTCATCCCGCCGTCACGTTCCAGGCCCAGCCGTGCGACACCGGACTGGGTGATGTCGGTGACGTCCTGCTGCGTGGCGGTGCCGCCGTGGATGGACGACAGGGACGCCGTGTCCCCGGAAATGTCCACCCCAGTCAGGTAGAAGTTATCGCCGAGGCCAGATTGCTTGCTCATCTATGCCGCCTGAGTCCTGTGTCGTTCGTGAGTTCTGATCGCATGGCAGTTGGCGCACACCAGGTCACACTTGGCGATCTCAGCTAGATACCGCTCCCAGGCCAGAGTGGTCGTCTGGCCTATGGTGAACTCCTTCTGGCTACTGTCACGGTGATCCCACTGCATGACATAAGGCGGGAAAGTGCCGCCACAGTCAGTACAGGGACCGTTCTTCAGGGCGTCGAACTTTGCCCGGCGCTCCGCGTACCAGCGGGCACCATGACGCCTGGTGCCTTCCCGGCGCAGTTCCCTGGCGCGCTCGGGATTCGCGGCACGCCACCGCCGCATGTACTCCCGCTGGTACTCAGTCGAGTTAGGCACTTTGCGTCCACATGTTGTCGATGATCACGGGAATGGTGATGTCCATGACCCGGTACAGCCGGTCCTGAAGCTGCACGTAACCAGCCTGGAAGGACAGCGGAGTGCCCTGGTCGCCGAGGAGATCCACTTCGATGGCGTTACCGCCCAGGGTGAAATGACCGGAGTATTCGCCTACCAGAATCGACACCGCCGACAGGACGTTCGGGTCGATGCCGTCTTCGGGCTTCTGAATGAAGTTCGCACCCACCCGGGCGGTGACCTCGATCCGCCCAGACGTCGCAGTCAGTCCTGAGACACGCGGTGAAGGGCCGCCCCGCTGCACCCACATCGCGCACCACAACCCGTTCCCGGGGGCGTTCTTCGGCTCGTGGGTCGCGACCTTGAAGTCGAACAGGCCCAGACTCGCGGCGTGGCTGGTGAGCTGGTCGAACATGGTGTTCACCGCGGCAGTGTTGAAAGTCATCCACTGCCTCCCAGCCGGTTCGCCAGGTCAGGCAGCTTCGCCTCGGCGATCTTCGGCGCGTCGTCCTGCAACCGCTGCGCGGTCTTCCGCCACAACCGGTATCCCTTGAACCGGGTTGAACGGTTCCGCTCGGACGTGCCTTCCAGCCACGGCCCGTACACCACCGGGTCGTGGATACGGACATCGTTGAACGGCATCAAAGTGGAAGTGACGATCTGCGACTGGTAATGCCCAGTGGCGCGGCCGGTCTTGTCCATCACAAACCCGCGCAGGTTGTTCACACCGGCCTGGGCGATGTCCTGCTTCACGTCATCCATCCACACCCGGATGACCTCCGGGGCGGTGCCGTTCAGCAGTGGCCCGGCTTCGGTGACATTCACAGTGACCCTGAAATCACCCATTCAGATCACCCGCTGCCGGGACTTGCGCCCATGAGCCCGCCACGCACGCTTGCGGATGTCCGCCAGGCCAGCACCGGAAATTGGTTGCAACGCCGGTCCTTCGCCGATGGTCCGGGCGTAACCAGCGCCTTCCTGCGTGACGTTGTTCAAAGATTCGGCGACAGCCAGTTCGGTGATGAGCTTCGGCGGCTTGTACTTGCTGACCGCTGTGGTGTTGGTGTGCGTAGCGGCGGTGGTGCCGAGGGCGCCCCTCATGACGGTGAGCAGCCGCAGCGCGCTGATCGTGGCACCAGCGGTGTGGGTGGCGAGCACCGACCCGTCGCGGGCACGGTCCACGATGTAGCTGCTGCCGGAGGTGTCCACGACCACCATGCGTTCGGCGTCGATCAGGATGGTTTCACCGACGTGCAGGGTGCCAGCGCCACCAACCGCGAGAGTGTTGTCGGAGTTGAACGCGGTCGTCACCCCGGTGCCGGACAAGGTCAGCGTCCCCGCCTGAGTCATGGCACGGTCGGTGACCAGCATCCGCTCGGAGTCGATGAGGATGGTGTGGCCGACGTCCACCAGCGACGAATCCGTCACCGTCGCCGACGTGCCCACAGTGTCGGACATGTTCGCGGCCAGGGCACCAGCAGTTTCGGTGAGAGCCGAGTACCCGAACGTGCCAGTGATCACAATGGCCCGCTGCGGGGTGGACGCCAGGCCAAACGACGCCGACGAAGACCGGTCGATTTCCAGCCACATGTACGGCGGGGCGAGGTTGATGGGCTCGGAGAAAATGTTGCTGGTGATGTTCGTCCCACCGGAAGTCACCGACGTCGGCGGCAAAGCCAGTTCGTCAGCGTCGAGGTACAGCTTCCACGGGTAGGTCCGCTGGTAGTTCGGCCAGTCCTTGTACCGGGTGTCGTCCATTGGGAAGAACCGGCGGTGCATAAGACCGTCGATGTCACGGGCGGCAGCTTCCATCGCACGGTCGATCTGCGTGTCGTTACGTGCGGTCTGCTGCACGTCCAGGGCGGACTTAACGTCCGTCCGCGTGCAGTAACACGGAGTGGAAATTGCCATTCCCGTTCCTTCGAGGTCGCTTTCTGCCTCAGCCGCATCGCGGCAGGTGGGGTATCAAGTTGTGTCCTGGGGCCGCACGGGCTGACGGCGGTGCGGCCCCAGGCGTTTTACTGGGAGAACACCCCCGGGGCGATCCAATCCCTCGGGTACTGCCACCCGTCGAACTTGCAGAACAGCTCCCCGTGGGGGCCGATGTCGAGCGGCGTCCCATCGTTGGGGCAGGCGACCGGCGGGGTGGACAGGTAATACGCCTGCACCTGCCGGTTCGCCTCAGCCAAATCGAGGAGCTGGTAGAAGGACATGTCAGGCGACCGGAGTGACCCGCGCACCAGCGTCCAGCGCCGAGTACAAAATGTCGTACTTCGCCGCACCCGTGGCGGCGGTGCCGCCGTAGGTGACGCTGACCGTTCCAGGCGGGACCACCGCAAGCTGCGTGCTCGGCAGCACCAGGTAACCGGACTTCACAAGCTGCACCTGGTTGGACGTCCCGGGACCGGCGCTGGCCAGCCCGTACAGGGAACCGATTTCCGCACCGGTCAAGTCCGTGGTGGACCCGGACAGGTCCGTCGCCGTCCCCGTCGCCGGGGCGGACGTGAACTTCACCGTGGTGGCGGTGGCCTGCACCGCCGTGGTGATCTGGGCCACCAGGCCGCGCAGGAGGATACGCCCACCGGTCACCACGAAAATGTTCGTCGTGGCCAGCGGGTTGTTCCCCGATGCGGTTTCAGCGCGGGACGTCTGCCAGCCAGCCGCAGCGTTCCGTTCCTGAACGTTGTCGGTGTTGCTCCTCGGAGAGTTAACAGGCATTTGTCAGGCCCTCACATCCGGGAAGTTCGGCGGGTAACGCTTCGACTGGAGACCGTGCAGCACATACACAAACGACCCAGCAGAGTGGGAGGCGTCCACGTACGTGAACCCGGAAGCCAGCAAAACCGCCGGAATGTACACCGACAGCAACCCGCCCGTAGCCGCAGTCACCTGCGAACCGGAACCGGTCGCCGCAGTCCACACGCCGTTGTTCTGCGTGAAGTACTGAAGCGCGACACCGGACCCGCCGCCACCGACAAGCTGCTCGGTGCCGCCGCTAGCCGCGTTGCATTCGTTGATGGTCGCCGCACCCGACGTCGCGCCGATCAGAAAGATCGTGACGCCGGTTGCGTTCTTCAGGTTCACGCGAACCTTGCTGGTCGTGGCCGAAGTGGCTGCGTTGAACAGGTCACCTAGGCCCTGCCTTGCCGACATGGCGTTTCCTTCCTGCCGGATCTGACCCCGGCATGGTTATTGATCAGGTACGGGTACCGGACAGTTCCACGAACGCGGA